TTTGAGAATTTAGATACGTGGCTTGCTAGAATACTAACAACTATGCCAACAAATCATGCTCAAATTATACTAAATACTCCATTATTAACATTACTTGAGGAATTAATTAAAGAAATAAATAATACTCCAGTTATATTAAATATTACACCATCTGCTAAATTACCATCAACAACTAATTCTGAAGTTACACAGTTAGCTGTTTATTTAAAGGCTAAAAAATCGGATAATACTATAATTAGTCCTAATGAAATATATGGCGAAGTATATATACAAACACTTGAGCGTGATGCTTTAGATCTATACGATAGCCTTGCCAAGAATCTAAAAGCAGCCGAGAAAGACATGGAGGAAATACAGCAATACCGTCGCAATTATACTAAAAGTAAATACATTACATCTCAATCAGGCGGAGATATTTATGATATAGATACTTTTGATATAAAAACATCTGAGTTTTATGATGTAATGTATTCAATACTACAAAAAATTAAAAGTATAAATACATCAGGAAGTATTTACTTTAAAACATTATTATCTGGAAATGATGAATTATTACACAATAAAGGCCAAAAATTAGCAGACGATAATAAAGTTGTGTTAAATACCAGTCTTGAACGAATGAAAGGCAGAGAAGTAAAGATTTTAATAATTTCATACATAACATATCTATATTTAATATTTTACCATTCTGAGTTAAGAGATTTTATGCTTTTACCCTCAAGTAATTCAGTTGATGATAATTTGATAACGGCTATACTAAAAAAACAACAACTTACTGTACGTGAGTTAACTAAAATGATAGAAATAGGAAGAGCAAAAATACAGACATATTGTCATCCAACAAAAGGCACGCCAGCTAAGATGGCTAAAATTTGCAAACAAATTTCATCATCTATATCAAAAGATAATCTAGATGCATAGATGACATTATAATTATAAAGATATATTAAAAAATATCTACTAATTAAAATATTATTTAATTTAATAATAAATTAAATAATATAAAGACGGATTTTCTCATTATTGGTATAATGGGTGTAGGTCTTTTATTACTTGTATCGGTAGGCAAGGAAAATATATATTTATCTGCCCAACCTGAAATTACATTTTTTAAAATAGCATATAGAAGACATACTAATTATTCTATTGAGCCAACACCACAGTATTTTAAAACAATACCTGATTTTGGAAGAAAATGTACAGTAACAGTTGCAAAAAATGCTGATTTAGTAGGAATGATTTATTTATATGTTGAATTGCCGTATATTCAATTAGAAAGTATAACGAGTATTAATAAAAAATTTGCATGGGTTAATAAAATAGGTTTAGCATTAATAAATTTTATAGAAATAGAAATAGGTGGTTCTATTATTGACCGTCATTATGGCGATTGGTTAAATATATGGCATGAAATCACAACCAGTATTGGTCATAAAAATGGTTATAATAAAATGATAGGAAATATATCAACAAATACCGATTTTTCACAAACAAAATTAATGACTAAATTACACATTCCATTATCTTTTTGGTTTTGTTTAGATACAGGTTTAGCATTACCTTTAATTGCATTAACACATAATGATGTAAAAATACATGTTGATTTTAATGATATAGATAAATGTTATAGAATATCTCCTAGTCATTTTATAACAGTTACTAATAATTTTTGTTTATTTAAAGTAGGTGAATATTTTTATCAAAATTATCAAAATACTAAAATAATAGGTGAATTTATTTATTTTGATCCAATTACAAATAATTTATATTATAATCAAATTAAAGGTAAATTTATCATTCCAACAATATTAAATGATCCAACATTAGTATTAATAGGAGAAATAACAAATTTTATTATTAATATTAAACTAAATACAGTAGTTGTTACTGATGAAGATTATTTTAAATTTAATAAGCCATCATTAATATCATCTTATTTATTAATTAATTATATTTATCTTGATAATTTTGAAAGATTTAATTTTATAAATAATGAAAATGAATATTTAATACCAATAATACAAACATTACCCGAACAAATAATATATTCTACAAATATAGCATATAAATTATCATTAACAAATCCTATAAAATTTTTAGTATGGCGGATTATATTATCATCTAATATAAATTTAAATGATCATTTTAATTATACAACATATCCATATACATTAACTGAAGAAAATCTAATTAATAAAAATACAATTGTTATTAATTCAATAAATTGTATTAATTCAAGTTCTCCAGAGTTTTATACTTATTTACAAAAATATAAACATAAATTAAATAGTATTCAAAATGGTATTTATTTTTATTCATTTGCATTAAATCCATTAGATTTACAACCTTCAGGTGCTTTAAACTTTAGTAAAATAGATGATGCATATCTACAAATTAAAATGAATAAAATAATTACTTATCAAAATACTGCTGTATGTAGGTGTTATGGTATTCAATATAATATATTTAAAACAAAAAATGGAATAGGTGGTTTACAATTTAGTATCTAATTTATATCCAAGCTAAACTAGCTAATCCACTCATAACTCTTAATATATTATATTCTTTTACTATAGTTGATAATTTATATTGTTCAGATAATACTAATGGATTAGATGTAATTTTAATTACAATATCATCAAAATTAGTGAAATTTAAATGTCCTGAATATTGTTTATCTAATGGATATAATGAAAATGTATAAACATAATATCCTGTTGGTAGAGAATTATTAAATTTTTGATAAGGGACAACATTAGTAAAATAAGAATAATCACGTTCTGCAAACAATTCAGTTCCATTAGCTTTAAAAACCATAGATTCTATTGGAGATATTTCATTAATAATAACTTTATTTGAGAACATATATCTTAAATATAAAGATAATGTAGTTTCTTTTTGACTATCTGTAAGTGCTGTTAAATATTTATTTTCAAAATACAAGATATATTTTAATAAATTATTATCCCAAATTGCCCATTTATCATATGTATTAATTATTCTATTTATTTGAATTATTTCTGGTGAACTTGTTTTATTTTCTGTTGCAAAATATTTATTAATTGAAATCATATTATTTTTAATTATTTCAATATCAATTGCATATTTTTTCTGTTCTTCTGATGTATAAATATTACTTTTAATATATTCCAAATAATATTTATAAGCATTCATATATTGTTGATATCTTGTATCATACTTTGTTATTATATTTGAATAATATGTTTTATCATCATTAATTGGTTGTGTAATCATATATATATCTTTAATTAATCCATGAAACTTTTTATTTAATACAACATTTGTTTTATTTACATAAATGATTGGGAAAGTTTTATATCGTTCAATAACATATTCATGACTATATGTTCCAAATAATTTCCGTTCAATAGTATCTAATAAAATATATTCTGTAATTAATGTGCATTTTACTTCTGGTATTTTTGTAAATTCATAGGTAGTATTTGATAAATCATTTGATAATATATATAATAAAGGATTAAGTGTATATTGTAATCTAATTTCAATATGTGGCATTGCAATAGTAGGAATAGCCAAACCGGGGTTATTTGCATACCAAAATATTAAAGGAATATATAATACCCATTTATTATCAATAAATCTTATTTTACATAAATGATATAATTGATTACGTTTTTCTTCTGTTGAATATAAATATTTATCTATATTAAATATATTCTCATTTAATTCTTCAATTAATTGATCATTGAAATATATACTTATATTTGAAAAAAACTTTGTATAATTATTAAATTCTGGTATAACAATTTCTTGTATAGTAGTTGTGGATGTGCTTGTTTTCTTTTTCATTTGTTCATTTTGTATAAATTTACCATTATAAAATAAATTAGTTAAACTAAGTTTATTATAAGATACCAAATAAAATTTAGAAGATGGTATTGATGCACCTGCATTAGTTATATTATATTGATTTATTTCTTCATTCATAAATAAATATATTTCATTTAATTTAATTTGTTTATAAAACTCTGCATATTGAAATGTATTTTGATATATTCCTACTGATAATACATTATTTATTTCATATTTTGAATCAAGATAATATGTATAAGTATTATTTACTATTTCTATAGCTGATGAAACAACATAATATGTTTTATATAAATTACCAATTTTTTTATATAATAAATCAAATATTTTAGTTACTATTCTATTACCATTATTTATTAATGTTAATGTGGAATTAGCTACACTTTGTGCAAATCCAAGAGGAACTACTGTAGTATCTGAATTAATTTCAACTAAATATAAATATTGATCAAATTTATTTCCATTCAATGAATAAGGTATATAATAAAAATTAGTAGAAGGACTATATTGATAAGGATATTCAAATTGTAATATATATTTTTGATTTAATAATGGTTTAAATACTGATCCTATAC